GGGACGGCCCCAGCTTGGCTACGTCGACGCCGGCACGTTCCAGCATCCCAAACATGGCTGCCGTCTCCTCCCCCGTAAACGCAGCCGTCGCGAATATGGGGCCAAATTTCTCCATCTGATTGAGCAGGGTGTCCATAGGCGCGCCCGTGGCTTGCGCTATGCGCACCAGGTCGCCCAACAGTTCGTCGGTTTCTTCGAGGGGGATGCCGAACTGGGTCATTTGCGCATCAAGGCGCGCTATAGCGTCGCCGACGTCCATATCGGTGACGCGCGCAAAGTCTAAGAACAGCCCCGTCGTAGCTTCCAAGCCGTCGCCGGTTGCCCCGAAGAAGGTGTTGACATCGGCAATAGCACCGGCGACCACCTCAGCCGTCTCGGGGACGGTACGCAGTACGTCGGTGGCTTGCGTCTTAAGGTCCTCGAGGGCTTGTCCGCTAGCGCCGGTGCCCTTGATGAGAATGTTTTCCATTGCCTCAAAGTCGAGGCCGGCTTTCATAAACGCGGCACCCAGGCCGGCGGCAACGCCAATGCCGGCCATCTTGAGGCCGCTAAACGCCTTCGAGGCTCCCTTCGAAAACTTGCTTGTCTCCTTTTCGGCTTTCGCTAACTCCTGCTTGAACTGGGCCGCGTTCGCCGAAAGGGCTACATCGATTTTGGCGGTTTTTTTTGCCATTACTGAAGCCCGGCCTTTTTGAGCAGGTCCGCAGTCTGCTTCTCGTAGGCGGCTACGACCTCGTCGCGGCGGTCATCGAGGGCGTCGTAAAGGAACGGTTGGGGCTGAATGTTTCTGGCCGCCCATCCGAAATGGATGGGGCCCGCGTAATTGACTTTGGACGACAGGCCAGGCGTCCCGGCGTTTACTTTTGAGCCGCCGGCCGCCTTGGCCGCCTTGATGGTTTTCAGGAGGGCCCCCGACTGCACCGGCACAAGTTCGCGGGCACGCTTGCTCACAATTTCGCCTAGCGCTTTGTTGCCCTCTTTCAGTTCGGCCATCATTTCGGGACCGACCTCTTTCAGGGCTTTTTGCAGCTTTGCAGAATCAACGTAGATGGCTACGTCTGGCACGCCTGTTCGCCTCCTTTGTGCGTTCGTTGTGTGCAGCCCTCAACGCCTTCACCAGTTCCGGCGGAGCCTCGAGCAGCGCCGTGATGGGCTGGCCCGTGGCGAGCGCCAGGTCGGCTAGGTGGTAGGTGAGGGAGTGTCGGCTAAAGGGCTAGCAGTGTTGTCCATCTCCAAATTCCCGACCTGCTCGATAAATTGGTCGAACGGCGGCACCGTCTTTCCCTCGTGGCGCGCCTGTTCCCAGGCCAGCCAGACAAGGTGCTCGAGGGCTAGCGACCCGTTAGATAGCGACTGAACGGATAGCTTGTATTGCCGCTCAAACTTTACGTATGTGCCGATCGACGGCTTGACTGACCACGACGTGCCGTCCTCGAGTTCGACGTTTATGTGCAGGTCGATCATGGCTCAGCTGGTGGCCGTCGTAATCGCGCCCGTCACAGGCCATGTGATACTCACCTCGGCCAGATCGCCTACCGAACCGTCGATGAATGGCAACTCGGTTACGAGGCACGATGCGGTCTTTTTCGGGTTGGTCGCCGTGACGCTGCCGGTTGCCGGCGTGATGGTCACGTTGATGGCGGTACCGAGCAAAGACGCGAGGGTTGCGTATGTTTCCGACGCGGCGAAGTCGTTGAGGAATGTCAGTGAAACCGACGCATCCTTGAGGCCGCCGATACGCGAAATGTTGGTTTCGCCCATGGCGGTTGTCTGAAGGTCGGCGCAGGTTTCGTTGAAGCCTGACACGCTGGTGATGTGATCGGTCAGGTCGACGGAATTCACCGTCACCGTGACCGAGTTCTGCATAAATACGGCCATGATTAGCCTTCCTTTGCTTTGGTGGTCGGTGGTGCGGCCAGGTGGCCGCCCGAAATGAGGGCGTCGATGTTGCAGCCGTCGAGGTCGTCGTCGGTGACGGTCCCCCCAGGCTCAACGCCGGCAACCGTTTTGGTGCCGACGATTTTGTAGCTAGTGCTCATGTTGCATAGACCTCCACGTTGAAGATCGCGCCGACATATTGACTATCGGCCACGATCAGATTGCCGTACTGGGAACAGGTTGTTACCTGCGAGGTGGATGCCTCGCCGTCGAGGGTTGCGTCGCCCCGTATGGCAGCCTCAACGCCGGCAGCGCCGGAGATGAAGCCGTCTAGGACGTCCTGCCCGGCGTTCGGTTCCCACCGTTGCGCCAGCGCCAAGACCTCGAAATTGAATCGCGATAGGCCCTGCCCCGACATGGCCTGATGGTATTCGGCGACCGGTGAACCGGGCCGAACTATCGCACACGGAACGGTAACCCGGTCGGGGACGGTGTCGAACACGGCAGTGAACGCGCTCACCGTTTCGAGCCGGACCTTGAGTTGGTCGCGGATGGCGGCATAGTCGGCCACCTAAGCCACGGCCGGCAGGCGGTAGCCGGCAAGTAAGGCGCTCATATCGGGATCGATGCGCGAAATGCGGACGGCGTCACCTTCGAGGCCGGCCTGGAAACCGAGGGGGGAACTGCGGCGCTGGTATAGGCGTGCCCCCATGAGGGTCGACGCCTGCACAATCGCCTTCGGTATAGACATCCCGTACCCAAAATATGCTGTCACCTCGACGCTGGGCCGGTTGCTCGTGTACCGGGGGAACGCTGATCCGTCTACGCGCCGGACAACCCGGTAGGGCGCGGCGTTGCCATCCAAAATGAATTCGGACGTGATGGTTAGCGTTGTGTCATAGGCCCCATCGTCGGCCGTATCGGTTTTGACCACCAGCGACGTCGTTTGGGCTATGTCGTCAACGAGCACGACGCGGTCATCTGCCGGCCGGTACACCTTCGCGGTAGCCGCGCCGGGGACTACGAAGGTGCGGCCGGTGTAGTTGTCTATTTCTTGTTCGGCGGCATCGATGGCAGCGTCTATAGGGTCGTCCTCGGACGACGTGCCGGACGGAATGCCGAGATACGTTTTGACCACATTTCGGGTCGTATAGGCGGGCATCTACTTTTTCTTTGCTGGGGCCTTTTTGGCGGCTGGGGCCTTTGCGGGCTTGACCGCTTCGGGCTTGTGGGCACGCCCGGCGGCCTGCTTTTCCCACAATTTGCTCTGGCTTGATGTGTCGCTCATTTTCACCTCTCTGGCGGGTAGTGCCCCGGGCCGGCTTTGACTGGCCGACCCGGGGCCCTCCCTGGTGGGGGTCTTGCCGCTCGCCTAGAAGCTTGGAGCCACCAAACCGGTTCCCATGACCTGGCTGATCGCCGCCGGGTAGCGTCCGAAGACGGCCGCCGCGTACTGATACGCGACAAGCTTCACGGTCAGCTGACCGCCGAGCGTCTGGTCCATGCGGACCATCGACGGCGCGCCTGCGCTTTCGAAGAGCAGCATGTCGGCACGCCGGACCACGAAGACCGAATCTTCGTTCGATCCTGCGCCGGTGTCTGTCTTGACGTTCGCATCTGCTACGACGGGGATGCCGGCAATCTGAAGCCCGTTGAGGCCGTAGCCGGCAGTCGGGCCGGTGCCCATTGCGTTGGACGGGACGTTGGTTTGCGGGAGCACCAGCGGCCGGTTCTGGCTATCGACGGCTGCCGCGAGCCATGCGGCCCGCCTTGGATGCATAATGATCAGATCCGGACCGGCGTACCGGTTGGAGTTGATCTGCTGAATCGCGTCAAGGAGTTTCGGATAAAACTCGGCGACCGTCGGACTCGCATCCGTGTAGACGACGTCGTTTTTGCCGGTGATGTTGTTCAGCCCCAGCAAAGCACCGGAGGTGCCGTCGCCGTAGAGGCATCCCAAATCGAGCGCGGTCGCGATAGCGGACGACAAATCGGCCATGATGAGGGCGTCGATGCCTTCGCCGCGCTCAAGTGCCTGACGGCTGATATCCTGCTGACCGGCAATCGTTCGCACATCCACGGTAAGAAGAGTGTCATCAATATCTTGCTCTGATACGGCCGAATTTTCGGTCGCCTGAACGGCGGCTGAACTGCCCGTCGTCACGCGACTGATGTTCAGCGTCATGCCCGAACCGGGAAGCGGCATCGCGGTACACAAGTTGGCGAATGGCCTTCCTGCGCGCGCCAATTCTGCGGCGAGTTGGGTGAGATACTGCGGAACGACGAGGCCGGCATAGTTGGCGGTCGTGCCGTCGCGCTGTTCCACATCCATTTCGGCCGAGTGGCGGGCCATGCGGGCCTGCGACGACGGGTCGTGATGGAACTGGGATCGGTAAAGGTCGCTAAAGAACGACCGGCCCGAATGTTCGCCGTAGGTGAGTGGCTCGTCGGTGACGGTCACACGGCCAGCGGCGCGCTCCTCGGGGGCGTCTTCGGTCGCGGACACTTCGGCGCGCAGCTTTGCGGCCTCCAGGTTCGCTACCTGAATCTCGCGCAGTTCCGCAATGCGGACGTCGAGGACGTCGGCGCGGGCCTTGAGATCCTTCAGGTTTGTATCTTCGGATTCGGTCAGGTCGCGCGCCTCGTCGGCGGCACGTTCCACAAGCCCGGTCTGGGTGGCGCTGATTTCGTCGCGTTCGGAAACCAGCTGGTTCAGTAAGTTCATTATCGCACTCCTCGATGAAGGGTCGTTTACGAGGGTGCGTGTGGGTGCCGGCGATCTACCGGCGGCGCGTACGCGGCGCTCAGTCGGAATTGTAGCGCAAAGGTTACGCGAGGGCGGTTATGTCGCGAGCAGGTGCCGCCACCGGGCCAGCCTGGGCGCTACGTCGGGATCGTCGGGGTCGTACGACCGGACAGCGAGCACCTTCGCTTCACCGTACGCGGCCGCTGTGACAAGCCCGACATGGTCTAGGCGGGCTTCAACTCTGGTTACGTGGCGGCGGCCGTCGCGGGTTTCGGTTTTGTTGCGGACCGGTTGGAACGCAACCGATAGCCCGGTCACCATGCCCTCGGCGGCAAGCTGCCGCGACTCGTCCGCGCGGGACGTGTTCGCAAGCCGGAAGTCGGCAAGTAAACCGTCCGCAGTGTTCTCCCACGATGCCGCCATGCCGACCGGGTGCCGGTTGCGGTCATGCTGCTCCAGTAATGGAATTTTGAGGCCCCTTTCCGCGATGCTTTTATCGAACACGGTTCGGGCGAAAGCCTCGACG